CGGGCGCCCGCCGTGGATCAACTCACCCTCGGCCAGGCGGCGCTCCGCAGTCTTGATCGCGCCGCCGAGCTTCCAGCCCTGCGAGATACCGACAACCTTTTCCTGCGGCACGCCGGCCTTTACTAGGGCATCAAGAACCCCGCCAATGCCGTAAGGGTCAACGCCCACCTTGTCGAGCAGACCGGACGCTTCCACCTGCGCGACGATCGCGACCACCTGATCCACGTCTTCCCCGTGCTCAACCAGCGTCAGGTCGCCGGCGCGCTCAAAATCCCGAAAGCGCTCGGCCTCGGACTTGCGCCGCTCGAGCACGGACGGATGCGCCCAGGCGTGAAACCACGCGAGCCACTCGCCGGTCTCGCGATCCCGCCCGAGCACGCACAGGCCCAGAAGATCGTCCAGCCCGCCGCCGTCGATCCCTATGCAGACGACTTCGCAGCGGTCGAGAATCGCCTGCAGGGTGATGCCCTCGCGCCCTTGTGCCTCCCAGAAGTCGGCGCCCGCCCAGCGGTCCGACCTTAAAGCGAGACCGATTTCAACGTTCAGATGCTGCGACGCCCAGCGGCACAATTCATCACCGCCTGCTGCCTGCGCCTGCTCGAAATCGGGTATCAGCCGCTCGACGGATACCGATCGCCCATCGTTCGGCGTGACCATCCTCCAGTTGGCGTAGTCGCGCCAGTCCACATCATCGGGGAACTCGTACAGCACCGGCAGAATCGGCGCGATCAGTTTCCCGTCGCGAACCATGCGCGCCTTGAGTAGTTCCGATCTGAATACGCCAGACGGCGCGCGCTCGCTTTGCGTCGTAATCGTGACAAGAAACGCTTCGGGCTGCGAAATTAGTCCGCCTCGAAGTTGCCCGATAACCCGGTCAGCGTCGTGCTGTTCCGCTATAACGTGGAGCTCGTCCAGCAGAACCCCGGCCGGCTTGGTTCCCGTCACCACTTTCGGGTCGAACGACTTCACCTTCAAGAACGCGCCGGTAGGCCGATACGTGATGCGCTTGATGTGCTCCTGAATGTGGCACTTCACCTTCAGGACTTCATCGGCCTCGACCATTCCCACCGCTTGCCTGAACGCCAAGTCGGCAATCTCCAGCGTCGGGGCAATCATCAGGAACTCTGCTCGCGGGCGTGTACTCGACAGCATCGCGGTCAGCATCAGCGCGGCGCCGTTGCTGGTCTTGGAGTTTTTTTTCGGCACCAGAATGAACAACTCGCGGATGCGCCGCTCGTTCGCCTCCCGGTCATAACTCCCGAACAGCGCCCTGACGCAATCGCGGAACCATTCCCCGACTGCATCTCGTAGCAGCGGTCGGTCCGGCACATCTGGAAATCTCAGGCGGTTGAATATCGCCACCGCCCGATCGGCGTCCGACTTGCAGAGCGACAGCTTCGGGATCAGTGATTTGCCACTGCGTATCCGCTCAGCCCAATCCGGACACGACAGGTCCCACGCTACTGCAGCAGCCCGTCCCACGTCGTGCCGTCTTCAGCGCTCTTGGCAAGATTCGAGAGCTGCTCTTTCTTTCCGGGTTCTGCTGAATCCTCCCGCCAGCCGGCGCGGCACTTCAGCCAGAAAATAGCGGCAGAGACATTCGGCTTCTCGACATTCGTCGCCTGCCTGAATAAACTCTGCGCGACCTTGGCGTTCGCCTCAATGTGCCCGGTCTCAAGTTCCGTCCAGAAGTATTTTCTGAGCGTAGGCCCGGACAGACTCATCACCTTTGCGATGTCATAGTCAGGTATCCCCATCGCCGCCATCAATTTCACCTGACCGCGGTCCTTGTCGGTCGGCTCGTAGGGCGGTCTACCGCCCTTGTTTTCGCGCGTTTTCAACATTTTTCCTTAGGGTTGACAGGGCGCAGCGACGCCCGCATCATGCTGTCATGAAGTCACTATTCATCCCGCTCAAGACCGAATGGTTCAGGGAATACGAATCGGGTCAGAAGACCGTAGAATACCGCATCTACGGCGCCCGCTGGAATGAGCGTGCCTGTGCGGTCGGTCGGCCGGTCACGCTCAGCCACGGCTACTCGGGCAGGCGCATGCAGGCCGAAGTCTCGGGCTTTGAGATCATCAGTCTGCGGGCAGCGCCGCAAAGCGCACGAGCGCTGTTTCCTCACGCAGACAAGATTGCCGCGATCAGCTTACGGCTTGAGAGCGGCCTTCAGCCGCCCGGCCAGGGTCGGCAACCCGGAGCGGACCATCAGTTGAGTCCGCAGACTGCGTCCCTGTTTTAGCGCACCGATCGGGGTATATCCCCGCCTCATAAACCACGAGGTGGCGCTTTCTAGTGCTCTTACCCAAGACGGCTTGCAATATTCCAGCATCGCCGCCCCCAAACCGTGACTGCGATGAGTCGGCAGAACATTCATCACCAGCAACACGTTCTGCTTGGCATTGACCACCATTACCCCGACATCCTGATCGTTGCACCGGAAGAACAGCAGTCCGCCGTTTCGGGCATTTCTGCAAACAGTATCCCGACCAACGAACATCGGGTGCTTCCCTGCATCCAGGATTCGCTTCGCGCGGTCGTAGCTCTTATCGTCGCCGATCACAACCTCAAACCGCGACGCGCAGTCACACTGCCCTGAAGTGCTTTTTCCCGCACGTCGGGCAGTCGCACGTCTCGATAGGGCTTTGCGGCGACTCGCGGTCGAATTGCTCGGGGGACTCAAGCTTTTGCAGTCTTTCTTTCAGCGTTGCGTCAAACTCCACACAATCGGCCAGCAGGCTCTCGTCCAGATGAATGTCGGCGAGCGTTGCGTCGTCTAACTCAGCAAGGAACGGCGCCAGCAATTCCGCCGGCGGATCACCATGCACCGTGTTCATGTTGATGGCAACTCGCCGCGCCGACTGATGGTCCATCTTCATGACAATCACCGGCACATCTTTATAGCCCAGCTCACGAGCCGCCATCACGCGATGATTGCCGGACACGATCTCGTAATCCCCGCCCTTGATCGGTCGGACCAACACAGGCGCAACGAACCCGTCCCGTTCAATACTGGTCTTCAGCCCGCTCAACTGCCGAGGCGTCAGGTATTGGGGATTGCGAGTGAGTCCCCGCAACTTATCGACCGCCAGCCATTTCAGTTCACCGCGCTTTCGCGGCATAAATGTTTGCCTTTTTGCGGAAAAAAATCTGCGCGTGAGGGCATGCGCGGTGTCCGCCACCAAACCTGCAGAGATTTTAACTACCCCTCCCGTCTATGACAGGGCCGGCTGTGCGTGCGTGTCTGCAACCGTTGCGTCGTTGCTGGTGGATTCGCTCGCTGCGTCAGGGTTGCAGGTCTATCTTCGACTTCGCTGCGTGGCACTCATCGCACAGCAGGCGCTTGTTCGCGTCAGTATCGGGCCCGCCCTTATGCAGCGGTATTATGTGATCGACCTGCGTGCCGAGCGTCACGATGTTTCGACCTAAGCACGCCTGGCACAGCCCCTTGTCGCGCATGCGGATGCGCTCTCTGTCCTTCACGCCTGCGCGTCCGCGTTTGCGTTCGACGACTGGCGATGCAAGGCGTGGCGCGCTGGCCGTTGCGATCCTCGGCTTGAGCGTTGCGAGCTTACCCACGCAGCGCTTGCCTGTGGTAGTAGCGCATGACGCGGATGATCGCTCGCACGTGCCGTCGTTCTGCTTTGCTCATCTCCTTGGCAGTGAGGGTCGCTTTTGATCTCGCGTATCACAACCTCGATGTCTTGCAGCACCTGCTCATTGCTGTATCTGATGGTCGCTATACCATGCGCTGCAAGGCGTCGGCCACAGGAGGGGTAGAGCGGCTGCGGAAATGAAAAAAGGCCCGCCGAAGCGAGCCTTTACGTTTTCTCTGGGGACACCTTCCCCCGGACGCGGAATCTACGCTTGCAAAATGCCGATGTCAAGCCCTACTCGCCGAGCCATACGCCGCGGCGCCGCAAACCTTCCTGCACCATGGGCATCGCCAGCGCGAGATTCACGCCATACGGCCCGATGCCAGTTTCCCACTCATACCGCTCGCCAAGATAGCGATGCCGGATCGCCTGGCGCTGCGGGTCGGGCAGTCCGTTCACCACGATGCTGGTCGTATCGGCGAGACTCCCGCACAGTCGGTCGTAGGCGATGTCGTTATCGAGGTCGAGTGACGTGAAGTTCTCGCCAACGTGCGCCCGCTCTGGTGCGCCATCAGGCAGCCCGCCGCTACTGAGCACGCGCGCCCAATTCTCAAGGTTCCATTCCGTCCACCAGCGGGCGTCTTTCTTGACGTTATGGCCTACGACAATGACGTGGTGCGGCTTGTTGACTTCGGCTGCCATCAGCATTCGTCA